CTTAGATAAAGGCTATCATAACTATTTTAACGACGAAGTAGGGAGTACTAACCCTATTTATATCCCTGACACTCCTTTACAATGTTTTCTTGAAATTGCTCATTTGCGTACAGTTATAGCGCGAAATGCCGAGATGCTGAATAATGGAATTTGGATGCATTTGGATAAAGATGGAAACGAAATAGTAGATTCTAAATATGTAGCTAGATTAAAAAATCCAAACCCAATACAAGGCAAGTACGATTTTCTCTCTCAAATTTCTATTAATTATGATGTCCTTGCTAACACTTTTGTTAATAAGGTCGTAGGGCTTAAAGGAGAGGTTCCTAGAGCTTTGTACGTTTTACCATCCGAAAAGATGGAAGTAATACCAACGGGTAAAGTATATAAGCAAATTGAGCTTGATAAAATTATTAAGCACTATGAAATGTCTCAATTAAATACAACCAATGAGATTTTTCAACTGGACGAAATAATACATATAAAACAACCTGACAATGGTGTTTTAGTAGGTCAACCTAAAATAGACACACTTAGGGTTAAATTAAGTAATCTCGTAGGGGCATTAGAAGCCCGTAACGTGCTTATAAATAATCGGGGTGCAATTGGTATACTTTCATACAAAGAAGCTAAAAGTATGATTGGATTAAGCCCAACGGATAAAAAAGAGGGTGAAGAAAAACTAGTTAAAACTTACGGAACTAAAAGGGGTCAAAGAAGAATACAGATTTCTAACGTGCCAGTTGAATACAATCAAATGGCTATGAAGGTTCAAGACCTTATGCTGTTTGAAGAAGAAGAATCTAGTTTTCAATCTATTATAGATGCGTTTGGTCAAAATAGAAACCTTTTTAGTAATACCAAAGGTTCCACATTTAACAATGTTAAGGAATCAGAAAAAAACGTTTACAGAAACAACATAATACCTAGAGGCGAATTAATTGCAAATAATTTCACCAATGGTTTATTTACTGAACAAATGATTTCTAGAGGTGAACGCTTAAAATTATGTTTCGCGCATTTAGATATTTTGCAAGAAAGTAAGCTAGAAGAAAATCAAGCTGCAAAAATAGAAGCAGAAACTTTAGCAGCTTTAAATGCTTTATTAGAAACTAACGCAATTACTCAAGATGAGTATGACAGAATTTCAAACAAGGAAAAAAGTATTTAAAATGGAAATGACTAAGGAAAAAATATTAGCATTGAAAGGTATATCAGACGAACAGAGGGCTTTATTGCTTTCTAAGCTAACTGTAGTAAAATCGGGTAAAATAGTAAACAAATGATAGTTAAAGCGTTTAAAGGCAAAGAATTTGAAAGCAAAGAAGAGTTTATTTCTTTCTTTAAGAGCAATAAGCAGCAAGCGGTTGCCCTTAAATGTGCTGCAATAAAAGAAGGCGCGGTAAGCCTAAACTATTCTAATAAATTTAGCGAAGTACAAAAAGATGTAGTTAGCGATGTATTAAAATATGGAGATGATGTTACAAATGTAATAAGCTCTATGAATTACTATGATTCTCATGGTGATGTACATTTAGAAGGTAACTGGAACAAGTCCGCAAAAGAACAAAACGGAAGGATTCACCACGCTATGAATCATGATTTGTCTGTCGGCAATATTGTAGCATATCCTAAAGACGTTAAATTAAGCGTTAGTAGGGTAGCTTGGAAAGAGCTAGGAGTAGATATAGATGGAAGTACAGAGGTTTTATTAGGAAAGAGTTTAATGACTGATAAATCTAATTCAGATGCGTTTAAGGGCTACAGAGATAATGTAGGATTCAAACATAGTCCTAGAATGAGATATATAGACGGAGCTTTTGCTATTAAATCAGACGACCCTGAATTAGCTAAAGAGAACGCATTATATGAGAAAGTTTATCCTATGGTAGCAAATAAAGAGGATATTAAAGATGGTATATTTTTTGCAGTCAAACAAGCCGCATTAGTTGGTGAGTTTAGCACAGTAATTAACCCATCGAATGAAGCTACACCAAGAATAAAAACCGAGCCGTCTCAAGACACTCAAGAAAAAGACACTCACGCTGAGCCGTCTATAGATTATCAATATTTAATAAAAAATTTTAACACTAAAAATTAAAAAAATGAGTAAAGAACTAGAAGCACAAGAAACTGCAAAAAAAGAGTTACTTGAAGCTGTAAAAACCGAAGCCAAACAAGTAGTTGATAAAGCTACTGAAGGCATGCCTACTTCTAAAGAAGTGGAAGAAATTAAAGCGCAATTGAAAAACATTGCTGACAACGAAACCGATGCCGCTGAACTTAAAAAGTCAGTAGACGAAGCATTACTACAAATCAAAGCTATTCAAGAGCCTAGAAGCGCAGAAGAAACTAAAAGCCTAAAATCTCTTATTGAGAAAAATAGCGAAGTTTTGAAAGAAATCAAAGCGGGTGGTTCTAAAAACCATAATGGTTTCGAAGTAACCTACAAATCAGGAACTACAGTTAACGCTTCTGATATTGCCGACAGAGATTATCTAAGTGAGATAGAAAGAGGAATTACTAACTTACCAGTTAGAAACCCAAGTATCGCAAGCTTATTTACTACGCAAACTGTAGGAACTGAATACTTGCACTACTATGAGCAAGCTACTGTTACTAGAGATGCTAAAGTAGTTGTAGCGTGTGCTACTTCAACTAGCACTACAGCGGCTACATGGGTTAAACGTATCGTTACACTAGCTAAAGTGAGAGATATGGTAGATGTATGTATTGACATGCTCGAAGATTACGATTTTATCGAAAGTCAATTAACGCAACTTATCGAAGAGTCTATAGCTTTAAAAATAGACAACGATTTGTTATTAGGTGCAGCTGCTTTAGCTACTGACATCCAAAGTATTGATTCTATTGCTTCTGAGTTTAGTGCAACTAACGTTTTAGCTCCATTTAATGGTGCAACTGGAACGGGTTTTGCTAGTCCTAATTTAGAGCAATTAGTAGATGCAATGTCTGCTCAAATTCAAATCTTCGGACAAGAAAATGCTTTCATGCCTGACACGATGGTCATGAACTTTGCCGACTTTGTAAGGTACAGAAACTTGCGTGACGATAATGGTAACAAATTAATCCACACTTTAGGAGATGTAGTATCTACTATCGCGGGATTAAGAGTTATTACTAGCCCTATCGTTCCATCTAACGAATGTTATGTATTTGATTCTACAAAAGGTAAAATTCTTGCCCGAAAAGGATTTACTTTTAACATATCAAAAGATAACCGAGATAATATCGAACACGAATTAGCTACAATGGTAGCATATCAAAGAATGCAGTTTTATGTGAAAAACATAGACGAAGATGCATTTATGAAGTGTACTGATATTACCGCTGCAATCACAGCTATCACAAACGTATAAGCTATTTAGCTTAATACCCTCCGCCCCGCTTAATTGAATTTAAGTGGGGATTGAGGGTTAAAGAGTATTATGAAAATCATATTTACAAGAAATCACAAACCCTATTCAATAGGTGATACTATAGAGGGTGAATCCAGTGCAGATGTTAAAACCATGACTTGGTTTAAAACTATAGGAGCAGCAAAAGATGACTGCGACTGTGATGAACATTCAGATAAAGAAGGTTGTGAGGGTTGTGGTGACAAGAAAAAAGCTATTTCAAGTGCAAGTGCATTTAACGTAGAAACTAGCTCAGAACCCGTAGTTATAGCCGAAGTGGCAAAAAAAGAAACTGTTAAAAAAGTAACAAAAAAGAAAAAAGCTAAAAAATAGATGTCCGATATAGTTCAAATAGCAGATTTTGCAAGTGGTAGATATTACATTCCGACGGGGTGTTATGAGACCGCTAATCTTCAAAAATTTATTGATGAAACGGAATCCGAATATTTGGACAAATTGTTAGGATGTTCTTTAGCTACTTTATTAATTGCTGATTTGGTAGATGGTGAGCCAACTAACCCCGAATATCAAGCGTGGTTTAATAAATTTTGTTATACTCCTGAATGCTGTGGAAATGGTTGTTATATGTCACATTGTTGCGTAACTCCTGAAATACAATCTCAGGGCGTTAAAATTATGCTTATGGGCTACGTTTATTATGGATATGTAAGAGATTTACAAATAAGTAAAACTATTACGGGAATGAATGATGCAAATAACGAAAATTCTACTATTACAGATTTAGGTAATTTACAAATAAATACAGACAATCGTAGAAATATAAGCGCAAGAACT